GCTTACTGCAGGCCAGTTAGGCCTCACTTGCATATAGCTAAGTGCGTCATACTCACCTTCAAAAACTACAAGAAGTTTGTTGTTACCACTCCACATATGTTGGAAGAGGAAGGTACTGTCTGGGTTAGAACCCTGCATTAAGAAGTTCTTATTCTTCTTTCTAATCTTGTAACCAGTGAGAACCCTGTCGTTGCTGTAGATAGGACAGTAATAAGCAGCTTCACCACCGTGCTTAGCTTTGAAGTATGTACTTTTTCTACATACATCAGCCTTTAACTTACGGCTAGTGATGTCTACATACTCACCAGAAATAGTTTCAATTTCTTTTGTAGTAGTTGTAGTCATAGGAATTGGAAAGGAAGAGTCAGGTGGTGTTCGATAGCTACACCCCATACCAAAGCAGTGGGTGTGTCCATCTTCATAGATAGCTAGGTTGTCCTTGCTGCCACATCTAGGACATGGACCGTGGATTACCGTCATCGTTTAGATCCCTCCTTTGATGATGAGTATCGGTGTTGTGAATCTTTTGTTCAGTGTTGTAATAGTCCCATATAGCATCCTGCTTTACTTGCTCAAGTTTCTCTTTACCCCAATTCTTCTTGATACCTACCTCGTCGATAGATTTCAAAAGAAAGATTAGTTCTTCAGCTTGTCCCATTAAAAAAACTCCAAGGTCGGGGATCATTCCTTGGAGTCTTTTCGGGTAACCCTTCCAATTACCACCTGAACTATAACAGAGTCCAGCGACGTGGCAAGTTAGGTCCCTTGCACCAAGGAATGTTGTGTTTGTCACACCACATTGCGTAAGTCATTTTGGCTGTCTTACTCAATTTTTGGTGTGGGTTTTGGAAACACATCCTAATGTCTACATCAGGGTGTTGTTCTTTGAAGACCCTCATAAGTCGACGATCTTCACTGTCGAAGTAGCCCTTGATCTCTATGACTGTGCCATTTGCTAACACTATATCTGGTGTGTAAGAACGAGGGATTACTAAGTCATACTTATGTTTTTCGTATTCATAGTGAACCCCTAGTTCTTTGAGATTGTGAGCTACTTCAGATTCAAAGCCCGACCTGAATCCATCTCTAGTACGTCGTCCATACTTGTGAAACCGTCGGGCCATAATTTAGAAGTCTTCGTCTTCGCTAGTTACAGTAGCAGCTTTTTTCTGAACGTTTGGTTTTGACTGCTTGAAGCCATCAGTTGTACCAAATTCATTCTCTAGATCTATATCACCTTTGTCTACTGCCTCAGCAGTGACAGCACTAAGGATCTGAATAGCACGAGGTCTTATTCTCATGCCACCCTTAGGACTCTTAGGTGAATAGCTCTTAAGCTCACAGCTAACTAAAACCTCTGACCCCTCTCTTAATTCAAGAGACTCATCTAATGGTTCTAGGTCTCCATCTACTACAGGGAAAGGAAATTCCTCATACTTAGGCTTGGCACAGAGACGAATAATGATACTGTCTCCATCTATATCCCAAGGCTCTCCGAAATAGGATCTCTTACCACTCTTATCTGTATACCAATCACATAGAGACTGGTAGTTAGTAGCTAAGTCATCCTCTAAAGCAGCAGCCTCTTTACCCTCTACCTTTATTCTTAACCTGAAGTCAGAAGGATCTCCCTTCCAAGTAGGTGCTTCATGGAATGAAGGTATCCATCCAGTTAAGGTTCCTCTGATTTTAATCTTTGTTGATGCCATGTTTAAAAGCGTGATAGTTGAAAGGACCTCCAAACAGTAAGGAGGAAGACGAACTTAAAGCTAGTCCTTATGTGACACTTTCTAAGTTGTCTACTTAGAAAGGCCTTTTACCGTTTAAAGTGTGGTTTTAGAAGTAGTACTTAAATGCAGTATCACAAGCTTAAGAATGTTAAGGACGTTAAGGTACTTAAGGTAGAGAAGGAAAAGGAAGAGGAAAGAGAGGAGAAGCAACCCCAATTGGTGACAACCGAACGTAAGAGGACAATCAATTGGGGATGAGCAGGTATACTTAGATTATTGTTTTATTACATACTATGAAGTTCGCAATCGCTCTAGCTGCCCTGCTAGGTGTAGGCACAGCTCCTGCCCTTGCTGGTAACTTTTACTTAAACACTGAAGCCAACTCAAGTTTCACTGGATCAGATTACACATCTACAAATACGGACCTGCATATTGGCTATGAAGGAGGCAACGACACTGCAACTTACTACATACAAGGAGGACCTACCATCTCAGCTACTGATGGAGCTGGTGATAATGACACTAATGTATCAGGTAAGCTTGGTGGCTCAGTCGCTGCTACTAGTAAGTTAGACGTTTATGGAGAGATAGCTCTTCAAACAGCAGAAGATGTAGACAACAGCTACTCAACTAAAGTTGGAGCTAAGTTTAAATTCTAATGCCAACCATAACTGAATACGGTAAACAAAACATCTTTGCCAACGAACCTGCTATTGAAGTCATGGAAAATCACAATCACGAAGGAGATCCAATGCACATTGCAGAGGAACTCAATGGTCGCCTAGCTATGATGGGATTCGTAGCAGCTTTAGGTGCTTATGTATTCACTGGTCAAGTAATACCAGGAATCTTCTAACTAAGTGTTAAAATGTAGTTATAGCTACTACAGATCTGTTAGTCTCTACTTCCGTTCATCCTTCTATAGGACGCATGAAGCCTAATTATGGAACGGGAATTAGGTAATTAGAGACTAGTCAAATGAGTCCAGTTGAACTACAAGCTCGCACTAAAGAGCAAGACACGGCTAAGAAACAGGTAAAGCTCATCTATAGAGGTTTAACCTACACAGCCAAACGTTAAGATTAGGGGAGCCAAACGGCTCCTCTTTCTATTTGTCTGGTGTTTGTCCTTCATACAGTGGTATGTAGTGTCCATCAGGTCCTATAAAGAAACACCTGCTATCTTTAATTCTTCCGTAGTCCTCTTGTAATAGATCTATAAATGCACCAACCAAGGCCTGTGTTGTTCCTGCCTCTAATACTGCTTTGTGCAGGTCTGTCTGTGCTTCGGCAATGGAAGCTATCCTTTCAGTATCATCAGGAAACCACACCACCTCATGCTCTGTATCAGCTTCATCCTCCAAGAAGTCCATCGCATTAAGTGAGCGTTCTTCAAGGACCTTCAGCCGTGCCATGAGCATAGGTAAATACTGCCGTGCCACTTCTTTAAGTGGTGCATAGAACTTATCTCTTGCTGTTGCTACTGCCATACTGGATAAATAATCCTAATAACACTTTAGGATATACTACCCATGCTTTCTGTCTAACCCCGTGGCAATCTCCCCACCCCCGTGGCCTGGTTACGTGAGCTCGCTCGCTGCGTAATGCGTGATAGTACAAATGAACTATAGACAATTCTTTAATTGTCATAGGTATTTATACTATTGATTCTCATTATCAATAAGGATAGGAATAGAAATGGTTATCGTTTTCACTTTATTATTGATACTAATTATTAGTAGTTATCTATTGATTAGATTATTTAATCCTCACTAAATAAAAAAAAAATAGTCAGCTCCTAAGAACTGACTAGTAACTGAATAAGAACTGAGAGGATAACAGGCGAGAACATTATGAGAAGGAACCACCATGAACGGCTACGGTCCTTCAATGGGTCTTGAATACTATTACCTCACGATCATCACCACTCTTGATGCACTTACGACAGGTTGAACAGGTCACGCCATCAATGTACTGTTCAGGACAAGCAGTGAACTTTGTAGTCCCTTGCTTTACCTCAAAGCCGTTGCGCAATAGTTCAAAGATGTCATCATCTACCATTGTGACATTGAAGCCTTGTTGTTGGTAGCTGGCAGCCTTATACCTATCCTCACAAGATAGATTGATTGTTAAATGATCAGACTCGTTAGCTTTGATAATGCCTAAGTTCTCATCATCATTTAAATAGGTGTGAGTATAGGTCCATGCTTTTAGCTCTTGAAGCTCACAAGAAGTGACAAGAGTAGAAAGCTTTACTCTGTCTATTATTCCCGCTTCATTGCAGGGAATATCTCCACTCACGTTTAAGCGAAAGAGCTGCTTAGGCTTGAGCTTAAGCACTGATTGACAGAAGTCCCACCAATTAGAGCCACGCTCACCTTTTGACACTTTGGCCCAATGCCAGCTTTGCGGGCCTTTAGCTGCATAGCAAGAGCCATCTATTTTAAATGGGCATAATGTTGGGCAAGTATCCTTACTAGAGGTACTAGCAGCAACAAAAGACCCCAGCTTTTTATTGGCTGAGGTCTTGGAAAGATGATAGTAAGAGTTCATGCCCTTACCATTACAAGAAAGGGTTGCTCAGGTTTCTCGCTTAGTTCTCCTTTTGCGTATTGCTCAAGAGCTACCTCGTAAGAATTCCAGTCATCTAGTTCTTTGTAATAGTTGTTTTCAATGGCCCTAAAGTGTAAATCTTCAGGGCTTGAGTTATACCTAGTCATGATGGCAAGTGCTCCAAACAATTAGATCTTTCAAAGTCTCCTAAGTCAAAGATTGCATCATCTAGTGATGACCATGAATCTTGCCAGGTATCAGGTTCAGTCTGTCCTGGTTCTAGTAAAAAGAACATTAGACCGTCTTCACTTTCTTTTGTTATAAGTCGAAAGCCAGTGTCAAGCTCTAAATGGTAAGAGAACTTGTTAGCTCTACTGATAACGAGCTGAGGAAACCAACGCTCAAGGAATAACCAAATTGATTTGATCATTTTGTGAAACCTGTTGCTAGTGAGAGCTGAGTGTAAACCTTAGAGAATACAGGTTGAACAACTTCTCTTGTTGCAGCTCCAGCTGATCTCATATCGATTACAGCTTGAGACCACTCTTGCTGATGAATAGTCCAGCGTTGTTTTAGGTCTCTGATGTATTGATGAACAGTGAGAAGCTTCTGTTCTGCTTCTGTTCTGTCTTGTTCAAGCTTGAGACATTGCTGCCTTACTAGCTCATTCTCTGCTTTGAGGGCTGCTATCTCTGCCCTTAGTGCTGCTTTGGTAATCATTGGAAAGGTTGAAAGGGTTTAAGAGCTAAGAGGTTATAGCAGTCATGATGAGAGGCTATAACAGTTAGCTCACTCAACATATTGCTAGTGATCAGAGAGCTAGCCAGTAGCTAAGCCCTAAGACTTAACACTAATTAATAAAAGGATTTAAAGAGTTAGTTGTGGCCTTGCTCATAGATAAATAAAAAAATAAGTATAATTACTCACAATTTAAACAGCCCTTTAAGGACTATCAAAAGCTTATTGAGAATCGTGGCCTTTAATTATATATAAAGGCCCTTAAGGTACCCAGAGGGGGTTTTCCACAGCCTGAACGTTATTAAGTAGTGCTCAAAAATTAGCAGCAAAATCAATTCGGTACTCCTCTTCAACACCCCAATCATCCATAATCTTATTACAAGCCTTTGCAGACTTTTTAAAATATTCAACTTCTGACTCCCCACTAAACTTAGACATCAAACGAACATTACATAATACTGGTCTATGGTCATAAACAGCACATTTACCTTCTTTAGTCAGTTGAGTACATGAACCATTTTCATTAACTTCATAGGGAAATTTACTAGCTATAAAGCGTTGCATAGGTTCTAGTTTATCTATATTTTGAAGTATCAAACCCATACTATGACAACAACAGAGACAACTAGTACAAGGGAAGTCCATTACTTTTTAGACCTATTGTAGCCCTTAGAGGTCACCTTAAGGTTACTTCTACTATTATTCTGAGGGTTACCGTCTTTATGGTCTACGTCTTTACCCTTTAAGGAGTAACCAGACTTAGACAACTTTCTACGAGCTTTATTACGACTACTCCTATTAGCCCTTTGTTCAGGTTTACCCTGATAATTATCA